AAACTCCATGTGATAAAAGAGATTGTACTAATACTTATAGTGTAAAACCATTCAGATTTAAAGGTGTGCTTTATAATCTCTGTGGCTTTCATAGAACACTTTTGGAATTCCCACTTTCTATCCAATAAGGATTAAAATGATTTATATCGTTGAACTTAGAGACAAGACAACAAATGAACTTGTTCATATTGATGAACTGAAGACAGAAACTAATCTGGAAGACAATAAGATTGTGGATTTTGTTCATCGAGTAATTACCGACTATGATGTAGCGCCAGGCGACAATGATTACGTTGACTATCATGTCACGCTAAGAGTAGAAGACGATGTTTAATGATATGTATGGTAGACCCATTGCTATGCTATTTGTATTTTAAGGCGTCATAATAAGCTGTGATAGCCAACTTAGCAAACGCAAATCAACGTAAGCCTGGCATGGCTCTGTGACATGTGCTAGACTAGAGACACAGCGAAAGACAACATCAGGAAAGAGGGATTTACAGTGGGACTTTTTAGTAGCGGCAAGGACAAGGCGGCAGAAGCACTAAAGTGGCCAGTTACTAAAATCAAAGACAAAAGTATGGAGAAGTACTACAAGGCTAAGAGTAAGGTTCGTAAGGGCACTTGTCCAGAATGTGGTAATCCTATCAGTAAAGATGGATATATTCATAACAAGTGTGTCAGAGCAGCCAAGAGCAATGTAGAAAGCTGGGTTTCTTCACACCAGGTGCGAAACACCAACCATTGTCAGACTTGTGGTACTAACTTTAATACCACACACAAGTGGAATCGTCCAGATTGCTGTAAGAACGTAGACTAAGATTTATATGTTATAATAGTCAGACGCCGTAATCGCGAGGTGATTACAAAGGTTTTGGGTGACTGCGAAAGTGGAACCCACCAATACCGAGTGGGTTGTTGGCATCCCATTCTGTCTCTGAAACAGAGCCACGCTGGTTCGATTCCAGCCTCGGTAGCAATATAAGTAAAGACAAGGAATAAAATGTTAAGTCCAAAAAAAAGAATTGATAATATTAAGTCGGCTATTAAACAAGCTGAAAGGCTACTCAATCAAAATGACAAGAAGTCTGAAGCTTATCAAAAGATTTCAACAGAAATAGCTGGTCTCAAGGCTGCCTTACGAGTTGCTGAAGCTTCTCTCAAGACAGAGAAAAATATTATCAAAGATAAGATTAAAAAAGCCAAGACACTCAAGAGAAACGCTCGCACTGATCGAGATGCAACAACAGTGCAAATTGTTATTAACAATCTCCTAGACGAGTTAAAAGACTTAGACAATTAATTATGAGTAATGAAGATAAGCGTTTAAAGAAGATACGAAAAGATTTGTTTACTCAGCAACATGCATTACGTCTGGCAAAAGATCCAAAGCTACGTAAAAGCATTCAAGATAGAATTGATCAATTAAATGCTGAGAAGGCTAGAATAATATTAAACAAACACCCCGACTAGGGGTTAATTCCAAGTTGCTCTGTTGGCAGGGGCCGCTAGGCTTTGAACCTAGATTAGCGACGTTGGTTCGAATCCAACCTTGGAAGCCTAATGGATTATTCATAAGCGCTATGTTATAATCTAACATAGGTGAATATGAATAATGGCAACTAAGTACGAAAGATTTTTGAGATATCATGATATTGATATTGAGGCTATTGAACAAGCCACTATTGATCATGCAAATCTCGCCGGGTTAGAAGATGTCGATGCTGTAGGTGCAACAACAGGTCAAGTATTAACTAAGCTTATTGGTGGTAACTATGGTTTTGTCACCCCGGCAACAGGTGATTCTTATACCCAAGCCGAAACAGATGATTTACTTGATCTCAAGGTAAATGTTTCTTTGCTCGGTGCTAACTCTGGTGTTGCCCAATTGGATTCCGGCGGTAAATTACCGTCCGCACAATTAACTACACACAATCACGATACTCTTTATTATACGAAATCTCAAATAGATACATCATTAAGTGGTAAATCCAATACTGGACATACGCACGCTATTTCAGATGTAACAGGTTTGACATCAGCATTAGCTGATAAATTGGATGATACACAATTAGGTGCTGCCAGTGGTGTTGCCAGTCTTGATGGATCTGGTAAGATTCCTTTTGGTCAAATACCAGTGGGTTCTACATCAAGCACAGTGACCGTAGGAAACGACTCCAGACTGTCTGACAGCCGTACCCCTACCGCACACGCCAGTTCACATTATACCGGCGGTGGAGACGCTCTCACACCCGCTAATATAGGTGCTGTAGCTACGTCAGCCGTAGGTGCTGCGAGTGGTGTGGCTGGTCTTGATTCAGGTACAAAGGTACCAATTGCTCAGATTCCTACAGGAACTTCAGGTTCAACTGTGGCATTGGGTAATCACACTCACGCCATCTATCAGATAACTTCAGAAAAAGGCGCGGCATCAGGTTATGCGAGCCTTGATTCTGGTGTTAAAGTTCCTATTGCACAATTGCCTACAGGTACAACATCATCAACAGTAACTATTGGTAATGATTCAAGATTGTCTGATGCTCGTACACCAACAGCTCACGCGTCATCACATATCTATTCAGGTTCAGATCCTTTAACTTTGACTGTTGCAGTTGCTTCAGCAGCCGCTAGACCAGCCACAGGACTTTATAATGGTTTTAGAATCTATAGAACAGATCGTAAATGGGTTGAAATATATGATGGTTCAGCATGGCGTGTTCAGGGTGTAGCCATTGCCACAGGTGCATCAGACTTGACAACAGCCGTTGATGCACCGTACTCTGGTCAACAGGCCTACAGAACAGACTCTGGCAAGATCTACCAATATGATGGATCTGTATGGTTGCCAGAAGGTCAAGTAGCTGGTAGGCTAGTCACAGCAGCCGGAGCCATTAACTCGGGTATTGGTACAACTGAAACTAATATTACAAAAATGGCTATTACTGGAGCCAAACTTTCAACAGCCAAGTTTTATCTTTTGAATGTCAACTTGGTGGTTAACTTTACCAATGCTTCTGATTCATTCTATGTAAGAATTAGAAGAGACACGGCGGTTTCTGGAACTGTCGTGGCTGAATGGCCTTGGATCCCTGATGTCAATGGTTATGATGATGGTAGATCATTCTCACAGCCATACAAACCACCAGCAAACGCATCATCAGCAAGTTTCTACGTAAGCTTGCAACGCATCGCCGGGTCTGGTACAGTGTCCGTATATGGAGATGGAAAGTCAGCCCAGTGGATTGATGATCTTGGTGCCGATACAGCAGTATGGTCAGTAGTAACATAAGTTACATAGTTGACAGCGCTACCAGCTTTTGTTAGACTGGTAGCAACAAGTGGGGATAGCTCAGCCTGGTTAGTAGCACTGATCTGATACGTCAGCGGTCGAAGGTTCAAATCCTTCTCTCCACACGGTCTTTTCTCGACGTGCGATTTGTATTGTCGAGAGGTTATTAACAGTGGCTAAAGTGTAGTCTAGAATGCATTTGATTGTTAATGACCGGGGTTGGGAAAACTTCACTGATCACCCGCCCGGTTAGTTTAGTGGACAAAATATATCGCTACGAACGATAAGCCGGCAGTTCGATTCTGCCACTGGGTACTTTATAATCAAGCAACTACTTTTTAGTGGTTGCTTTTTCATTGGAGAAAACAATGCAAGCAACAGTAACACAATTTGTTCGACCGAATGGTCACCAGGTTCTACGAGATGTATTTATTGATGACAGTTGTGCAGAACAGTACAATGAAATTGTTGAGTCTGGTTGTCGCATCACTGTAGAGGTTACTTCCAATGGTGATTTCTTTATCTGTATTGAAGATACCATTGTTGAAGGAGATTTCATTACTGATATTTTCCACGAATTCAACGCTAAAAACTTTATTGATGGTACAAGCAAGGTAATTAGTAAATTCAATGTGGTAGATCTTGCCAAGTGGCGTGAAGTCGAACGTAGAATCAATGGAGAAGAACCTCCTTTCTAAGGAATAGCAATGTCATTGACTATTAAGCAACAGAATTATTCTGAAGGTTATATTTACAAAGATCTTAAAATCAAAACCAAGTTTAAAATCGGTACAAAGGTAATTAATAGCATCATCGTGATTTTGGCTATTATTCCAATGGTATTAGCTTTTTATCTTGGACCTATTTATCTGCTTGCTTATATTGCATCTGCTATCTTTACTGTACTTCTTATCACCCTTGGTCTAGATTTGGGTCTAGACAAGCAAATTGAAGTATTTAATAATACTGGCGAGGCTAGATTTAAGGATGAGATTAGTAAGGGTGTGGCTATTACCCTGGTAGATATCAGTAACTATCAAACCGAACTCGCCAGTATTGTCAAGCCTGAGACGCTTTATGATGAAGTATTTACCAAGTTAAATAGATATCAAGAGTTGGTAGATATTCAGAAATCCAAAGAAGCAGAAAAAGATCTTAAAATCTATCACACAAATCTTCTCAAGCTTCTCAAGAATTGTCAAGAACGACGTGAGACTCATCTGTTAACTACAGATGAAATTTTGAATTCTGCTCTTGAAAACTGTGGAGAAAATCCGGAACGGAAGTAAATATGTTCTTTTGCAATAATTGTAGAATTGACAATAACTGGCCTGGACTGGTTCCTACTTCATATGGTAATTGTGAAGTATGTAAATTACGAGCACCATGTTTTGATGTGGCCAGAAAATTCCTACCGGACCCACCAAAGATCATCAAGCAACGATGGTCAACAAATGACATTGCCCTATTGGCAACGCAAATTGCTGAACTAGTTGAGCAATATGATCTAAAAACAGAATTCGATGGCAATGAGTTGGCGCTTGATTTTGTCTTCAGCCTGCTTGACTTCAACGAAATAGAGCACTATGATACGGATGTGATGGGTAATTAATGGCCATTATGGTAGATTTTAATAAAAACAATGGAGAATATTTTGCTTTCGTAGGAAAGACATATATTCATGGACCGGATTATGGTCCGGTGTGTCGTGAAATTAATCGTCTAGGAAAAATAGCTAAGCCTACAGGAAAAGCAATCAAAGCCAAAAAGAAGCAGATTGAAGAGGGAAGTTAAAATGCAACTAGATAATCCAGTAATTATGAAGCTTAAGCTCAAGTACACTCAAGGTGGAAAGGGTCAGCAAGGATATAAGCCACCGGCTGGTGGTGGTAATAGCACTAAGAAGCGTGCTAACAAGCACAAGGCTTCGGAAGCACAGCGTAAGGCTATTCTTCTCACTCAGCGCAAGCGCGTATTGGTTCTTCAGTCCAATGGCAAGCTAATCATGCGCGACGCGTAATTTTAGTAATCTGCTTAGTATAATGGGATTGCACCGGCAAGAAGTCGGTAATATGGGTTCGAATCCCGTAGCAGATTATCCAATAGTAATAAAGGAGCAATATAATGACAGAAGTTCGACTAGAAGGTGTTTTCAATGAAGATGGAACACCTTGGGGCCTTGATATCTGGGAAGCTGGTGGTAAGTTTAATGTAGTTGCCACTAGTGAAGATGAAGAATCTGGTTTCGGCGGTGCTGAACTGGATGCTGAACAGGTAAGTGTATTAGTTGCAGCAGGATTAGAGTTTCTAGCGAAGTATCGCCATGGTGAATACCAGACTGCTACTCAAGACTAATCATGGATCTCATCTATATGGGTTAAATACAGAGACATCTGACCTTGATTACTATCAGATATTTGAATATCCTTGGCGAAATCATAGACCAAGAAAACAAGTATCTCAAGTCATAAAGGAAGATATTGATGTTACAAGAACCTCATTAGATAGATTCCAAGATATGTGTATTAAAGGAATACCTCAAGCACTTGAAGCATTGTTTGCTGATGAGTCACATTGGGTGGAATTCCATCAATCATGGTATGATAAACGTGAATTAATTGAGAATAATCTTCACGTTCATCGTTTGAATATCATAGAAACCT